CTTTGAGCAGTTGTACCAACTGGTGGTTTGATTGCTTCAGTTCCGTCAAACTCTGTGTTTACAAAGAGTGAGTCTGTTGCTCTTTTAATAATTTTTCTAATTGCCATAGTTGTTTAATCCTTAGATTCTTTTATACTATTTATTCATCTTGACCCGTTGATGGATTAAAATTCTTTGCATCTTCATAGAAACTTGTAGTTTCATTGAAACCAAAATCACCGTCATCTGAATCCCAATCGGCAGGTGAAACATCTGCTGGTTTAGGTGTCGCAGAATATCTTTGTTCCCTCTTAGGTGCATTGACTGGCATATCTGTATACTGGTCAACTTGTACACTACGAATAACATTCTGTGAAGTCACAGGGCCATATAGATAATATTTTGCAGAGAAACTTAATGTGTAGATAATTGCTCTACGACTTGCAAAGTCTCCCTCATAACTATCTTCATAACTGATACTATTTAGTGTTACTGGAACATCTCTAACAATATCAAGTTCTGGTACTTCTCTTAAAGTAACTGTGTACTCTGGTTGAAAGTACGGTAAAATTTGTTCTAGAATTTGCAATGCATCATCTGAGTTTTTACTCATAATATAAAGTTCAAAATCAACATTGTATGGTACGGGCATAAACCCATGTTTCATTTGTTCTTTATCTGTGCCGTCTGCAACCTTCTTTGCTTTAACCATCTTATTAAGTTTACGAGAGGAGTCGTATGATAACCCACTAATCTCAAACCCAATACGAGGTAATGTAACCGCAACCTTTTTTGTTAGGTTAGGGTCTTGTTGTAATCTTGATAACCACTTCTTTTTTGGGCCATATGCTAATGGCACCTTCATAGTTTGTGTTACGTTACCAGAGTTATCTTTCTTAACAAGTTGAATGTTATTAAAGATAGAACCAAATCCTACCACAACATTCTTTGTTGATTCGTTGTAAAAGTAATTTCCAATCATAATTATTTCATCCCAGCATCACCGAATGGATTTGATTCGGTAAAGTCTAATATTGTATCCTCTTCACTATCAAATAAATCATTTTGAGCGCCTTCATCAATAGTGTCAACCCGATAAGTTTCTAGTATTATATAGGACGCTGTTGCACCCTCGACAGAATTCTCCATAACAATGTTACCCACATTGTCAACTGTTTCAGAGATAATCTTGTCGCCCAATAGAGAGTCCTCAAGTATAAGTTGTCCCTCTGAAGGTGTACCTGTTTCCAAAGCAAAGAACTCGTTGAATGTTGTTGCATTCTCTAGAGTCATTTGATGTGACAATTGGTCAAGACTATTATCTGTCTCAATTGAATCAATCGCCGCAATACCAGTATCCAATTCCTCTGAACCATATTCAAAGGTTTTGCACTTTAGTTTATATGTTGGTAGATTATGTACTTGGTAAAATGGGTCATCATGGTCAACAAAAGTGATTTCAAATAGTTTACTTCCCTTAGGCCAGTATACTAAATCACCCTCATTAGGTCTTGATGAAACAACAATGTTATTATCTACCGTAACAAATTGTTCCCACCTTCTTCTTGCAACTGTAAAGGTTGCATCGTCTTGAATGTCTAAACCAAACTTAGACATTAATTCTTTCTCGCCCTCATATCCATCTACGTTGTCAACATACATTTCTAACATATATGCATCTTCAAACTTAGATAGTGAATCTTCTCCGAATACTTTGTCCTCAACAACCATATTACGAGGAATGTAAAAACAATCCTGACCGTAAATACGCAATTGCTCTATGATTAAATCTTCATAGAGGTTCTGCTCTGGTTTTGTTCCTGTATCAAAGTATACATTAGTTGGCATTTTGTAACCTTATCTCAAGTTCTTTTACTTTTAGTTCTAAGTTACGAACTCTTTTAATTGTGTCTTGAACTTCTGCTGGTGGTTTGAAACCATTTATCCAATCATTATTCTTATCTACTTGCATATCCATCATTGTGTAGTTATGTTCTAAAAACGCAATTCTTTCTGTCAAACCAAAATAAGCCGTGACAGCAATAACTGTACCAATAATCAATCCTATTAAATTCTTTAATGGAATTGCAACTTGCGTATCTTCACTTAGTTTTGTTGGCATAACTTACCCTATCATATGCATTGGCGGCAATTCGTATGCAAGTTGGATTTGTTCTTCTAACTTGTTCAACTCTTCTTGCGCCTGTGTATAAATCTGTTCACCGTTTAGTGCAACTCCACCCAACATCTGAACACCTTGGAACTTAGAAAGGTTTGCACCCCACTGTTGTTTGATAAGTTGTGTTGCATACTTCTTTAAGAAAATATCATCCCATACATCAACAAATGTTGCTGGGTCTAAGTTACGATAACATTCAATGATGATATAATCACCATCTACAAAGTCTGTTTGAAAATCAGCGTCCATGTACAATCTGTTTTGGTGTTGATTGTGTCGTATTGCAGTTTCACCAATAAGAATATGGTCTAGAAAATCTAGATGTTGCATAGTCTGTTCATAGTGAATCATCGAAGTAGAACTAAAATCATATAAGTCATTCAATCTCAATTGATAACGAATATCAAACATATTCAATGAAGACTTATCTGTCATAGGAAATACTTTAATAATAGACACAACACTAGATGGGACAGGAATCCAGTTATTCTGTTCTTTCCATACTGCTGTTGTAGAACCATCAACATCTGTTACAGTTGATAGTGTAGTATCTGTTCTTGACCTGTCAATGTCTGCTTGAGACATTTGATGTTTTAGATATACTCTCTCAATTCCATCATAGTGGTACTGTGCGAAGTACTGAAGTGCTTCGTCAATTCTATCTTCTACTTGGTCTGGGTCAACATTGATTTCAATCACAGGTTTACCTAATGCCCTGAGACAGTATTCTTTGAATGTAGCCCTTGTGTTTGGTGTTGCCATATCGTTTATCCTTTTGTACTATTTATAACACTACCCAAGAGCAATACCCATAGCAATTGCAAATCCTTGAGATGCACCGGCAGCAGTCTGCACAGAACCGTCACTAAATTCTATTCCAGTTGAACTCACAACAACTTTACCTGTACCATTTGGTGTTAGGTTGATATCTCTATTTGATGTCGAAACAATTGAGTGTGTTACAACGTCCAAGTTGCCTCCAAGTTGTGGAGAACTATCGTCTGATACATTTTGAATACCAGAACCAGCAAGTGAACCAACTGAAGCAAATGCAAGATTACCTGAACCGTCTGTTTTAAGAACTTGTCCAGCGTTACCATCTGCGACAGGATGTGACAATCCATCAATAATAACTTTACCAGAACCGTTTGGTGTAATTGCAATGTTTCTATTTGATGTGGAAACAATTCCGTGTGTTACTACATCTAAATCGCCTCCAAGTTGAGGTGTAGAGTCAGCAGATAAGTCTGTAGAACCAATGTCACTTGTCAATGCGATTGTACCAGAACCGCCTGGAATTGTATGTCCGTTTAGTGTGCCAGATAATGTCGTATTACCAGCAACACTAAGTCCAACACTGTTTAGAAGTTGTAGTTCGTTTGATTTCTGTCTACTGACAATCGTGAAAGAACCGTTTCCTTTAATTGCAGTTTCGATAAGTCCATCTTCAGTTCCCTGTGATGCATCAGAAATCTTACCAGTAACCTTTGCATAGATTTCATCTCCACCACCATCATGTTTACCCTTGAACTGTAGTTGTCCAATGTAATCACCATCGGCAGGAGAAGAACTATTTCTATAAAGAACAAAGTCAGGCCCAGCAGAAGAACCAGCATCTGCTGATGTAAGAGTTCCACTGCCTGTAATACTAATATTACCAGTACCAGTAATGTTTTGTGAGTTTAAGTCAAGTGCGCCACCAAGTTGAGGCGAAGTATCTTCTACAACATTATTGATAGAAACTGCTTGCGCTCTTGCATCAGTGTAATAAAGATTACTAGAACCTTCTGAAAGGTTGTCAGTATCTTTTGCAGTAAATCCAGCATCTACTCTTGCATCTGCTCGTGCCTGTGTGTAGTAAAGGTTTGAACCTTCTGTCAAGTCACCAGTATCAAATGCAGTAAGATTGTGTGTATTAACAAACGCAGCCCAACCCATCATACCGTGTGCAGAACATTGATAATGCAGAACAGCAGGAGTTGAGTGTGAAACTACAATCTGTGTGTATGCACCAGCAGAACCAGCAGTTCCAGCGGTTGTGACACCAGTTGTGTAGGAAGTGTTTTTGTTTTCATCCAAATAGAATCTGAATGGGTGTCCTGAGTTAGAACTATCTGCTTGGTCAAAACGATATGTGATGCCAGGAATAAGTCTTAGGTATGGAGAGAATACTCCGTTAATCTTATACTTGTTACTAGAACCACTACCGTGATGAACATGAGCAGAAGTAGAAGATGCAACAGTTACATAAAAAGTTTTTGTCGAAGATTCATAGTCGGTTGCATAATGGTTTCCAACAGTAACAACATTGCTACTACCGTCACGCATATACATTTTACCGTCATATGTATTGACTGCAAACTCGCCCTCAGCCAAATCCGAAGTGGATGGTATCGAAGAATGAGTATGCGACCTTTTAAGTTTTATGTCCAAAGCCATTAGGCAAAACCCCTATATGACTATTTAGAATGTACCACCATCAATACTTGTTGCAAAGGAAAGTGTATCAGAGGTTGCTGTATAAAATAAAACACCATCATCAGTACCCCCACCATCAAGTGCCGATAAAGTATTGGCAGTGTTTGCAACTAGAACTGAACCTTTTGCAACAGCACTCAAACCAGTACCACCATGTGCGACACCAATATCTGTACCATTCCAAACACCAGTTGCGATTGTACCT